ATGCAGTGTATTGACGGCGGATGGGTTCGTTGTCCAAGTCCCCATGCCGCGCTGAACTACTGGATACAGTCGGCGGAGGCCATCCTCATGAAGCTGACGGCTATCTATGTCTACCGTGCCATTAAGAAGTGGCACCTTGATGCCTTTCAAGTTGGGTTTATCCACGATGAACTCCAATACGATTGCAAGGATTGGCGTACAGCCTTGCTGGTTGGTAAGGCTTTCAGATGCGCTATTGCTCGTGCTGGAAGAGAACTCAAATTCATAATCCCCATGGAAGGGGATTGTAAACACGGATTTAGTTGGGCTGACACACACTAAGGAGACATACTATGCACATTCATTCATGGTCTCAGTGGGAGCATGATGGCCCTCACTTCGATACTCGATACTGTACTCACCCGGACTGTATGGTTGGTCAGTCTCTGTGTGTCCAAACTCACCATGTTACCCAGTACCGTGTGGTTAATCAGGGCTGGGACAGAGAGCAAGAGGTAGTGAATGGACAATAAGCATGAGCATGTGTGGTCCGACTGGTGGGGATGGAATGACTATCCAACCCAGAACCGAGCCTGTAAGACCTGTGGAATGCTACAGGTTCTCAATCTGGATACCGATAACGTAACGGAGTTTCCTTATGGTACAAGACCAACAAAACGCCTGTGTGAAACTCAAGGCCACTAGACACGGACAGCCTGTGGGCCACGTCTGGAGCCTCTGGTGGAACATCGGGCTCTATCGCAAGGAACGTAGATGCTTCCGGTGTCAGATGTCTCAGATCATGCACGAAGACGGCAGGGTCACAGATATCCCCTCAGAAAGAGACCCCTTGACATAGGCTGAATTTGAGTGTATACTATTAGTGTAAGGATAGAGAAATGGGAATTGGACGAGACTTTATACCTCGTTGTGTTAATCAAGTACCATTTCCTCACAAAAGGAGACCACTGAGAGTGGCAAAGACGAGTTATAAGATTAAGGGCATCGCCCAATGGGCAAAGATTTTCGGGGAGCCCCTCCCGAACTACAACGAGGACGGTAACGAATGGTCTATCGACCTTGAGCCGGACGAAGATGGTATCAACCTCTTCAAGCGCCTTGGTCTTGAGAACAAAATCCACGTCTTCGGCGAGCCGAATAAGAAGGGTGTGATCCAGAAACGCCCAACTTATATCGTCTTTGCTCGCTCGGAGATGAAACGTAGTGGCCCTAATAAGGGCGACCCGAACAATCCAATCCCTGTGTTTGATGCTGATGGTAAGGAGTGGCCGGAAGGTGTTTCCATTGGTAATGGCTCCTTGGTCGAGATCAAGTTCGGTACTTTTGATATCCCCGCGAAGGGTAAGTTCAAAGGTGGGCCGAAGCAGGTGATCTATGAAGTCAAGGTCCTCAAGCTGGTCGAGTACAAACGTCCAGAGAAGGCTGAGAAACCTGCCGCGGATGGTAAGACGGAAACGTGGACTGAAGGTGAAGGGACAAGCTAATGGCTGAAGCACAAGCAGCCGAGCAAAAGCGGATGGACATTCGTTGGTGGTCTGCCTACAAGAAGGTCTTCTTGGCCCTCCATGGGCGGGAGACCGACCCGGAGCAGGAGTTCTCGGGGATTGCTGCAAAGGCTACTGACGCCGTCTTCACAGCATTGGGGCTAAGACTATGGTAGGGCCAGAGCAGAAACGTTTGGCGGATCGTCTATTCAATGATCCCAACCATAAGTGCAATAACTTTAGCTTTACGCCGGGTCCAAACGCTACACCGGAAAGCGTGTGTCGAGAAATCAATAAGGCTATGGACCAGATCGAGGCCGGTGACTATGATCTAGTCGAGGATATAGATGGATAAAACCATTGATACACTCGTCGAAGACATTCAAGCACTATTCACGGAAGGTCATGAGTGTGATCCTGTCAACGTGGCTGCTCTTGGTCAAGCCATCGCCGAGGTTGTTTCCTCTAGACTTGCCGAGGCTGCACGTCCCAAAGAACCTTTCAGGCTACGAATGTCCAACCTCGGGAAGCCAGACAGACAACTCTGGTACGATGCCCACCCCGAGGCCAGCCCCAATCCCGAGAAGCTAGATGCGTCAGCACGTATCAAGTTCCTCTTCGGGGACATCCTCGAACGGATGCTCTTGTTCCTTGCCACCGAGGCTGGACATGAAGTCACTCATTCGCAGGCAGTTGTTGATATTGAAGGCGTCAGAGGCTCGATGGACGGGAGGATTGACGGAGTTCTTGTCGATGCTAAATCCGCCTCAACGTTCAGCTATAAGAAGTTTGCAGACGGCTCTCTACGACGAGATGACTCATTTGGGTATATGTGGCAACTGTCAGGATATGCTCATGGGGATAAGGTTGACGGAAGAGTTACCGACGGGGCCTTCTTCGTAATCGACAAGACACTCGGGCATATCTGCCTGATGAATGTCCCGAAGGAAGAGTTTGAACTATATGACGTAGAGAAAAGGATTGCCCACCTTAAGGAAGTGGTCGCCTCTCCTAACCCGCCGGAGCGTTGCTACGACGAGGTCCCTGACGGCAAGTCCGGGAACATGAAACTCGATACTGGTTGTTCATATTGCAAGCATAAACAGAGTTGTTGGCCTAATTTGCAGACGTATTTTTATTCAAACGGTCCACGGTTTCTAACAGTCGTGGCTCGTGAACCCAAAGTAGATAAGGAATAAGCTATTGGAAAATGAGAAGAAGAACGGCGCTACAGTCGTCCCCTTTGCGAAGCCGCAGCCCGCGGCAAACGAGAATGACAATACTCCCCCGGCACCCCGTAAAATCACATTCACATTCATGAATGATACTGTCCGTGTTCAGACGGGCCTGCTAGTCTTCATGAACCCCTATATTGGTGTGGGCCAGCAAGATGGTACTGTGACCTTCCTCGCCAACCCGGTGGAAGTCCGTTGTATTGAACTGGCCGATCTAGCCTAAGATGGGTCCAAAACTCCTACGGAATATCCGTAAAAGGGCAAAGGGTAGTGATGATATTCTACTACTCTTAGATTATATTGATAAATTGGAGGACTTTCTAGACGACAATCAGGAAGACGACAACTTCGGGACAGAAGGTTGGCGTCATGCTGTGGGGAGTGAAGATTGAGTACACCCCGAAACAAGTTCGAGGTGAAGCTGTGGAATAGTCTAAGGCATACGGGGAGGGCAAAATACGAGCCGGAGAAGCTACCGTACATTCTAGAGTGCGAGTACCTCCCCGATTTCACCTTAGACAAGAAGAAGAGTCCGGGTAAAATCTACATTGAGGGCAAGGGCGAGTTTGATGCCGGAGCCCGTCGGAAGATGATAGCTGTGAAGAAGCAGCATCCCGATAAGGATATCCGCATCGTCTTCTACAACGCTCACGGGCGTATCCGTAAAGGCAGTGACACCACCTGTGCCCAATGGGCCGACAAGAACGGCTATGTCTGGGCTCACAAGACAATACCAAGGAAGTGGTTCTACGAATGACATCGAGAAAAGAAGTCTATGACGCGATTGATACTGAGCGCGAGTACCAAAACGCCCTCGGGCCTGATCGAACTGAAAATCATGGTGAAGGCCATTCAGTCGGTGATTATATTACTATGCTACAAGCCTACCAGACAAAATTAGTATCTGCATGGACAGACTCGCCCGGTGATATTTTGGCTCTGCATGTTATGAGAAAAATCGCGGGTATCGCAGTTCGCTGTATGGAAGACCACGGCGCTCTAAAAAGATGAATGAGCTAGGTAATATCATCGACATCTTGGCGAATAACCTACTGGCTATGATGCCATTCGTTATCGTCAAGAGCTTCCAGAGAGGCGTTCGGTGGACGTTGGGGAGCAATCCTAAGGAACTCCAACCGGGCTTTCATTGGCGAGTGTACTTCGTTCATGAGGTTGAACTGGTCTCAGTCTGTGAGGCTGTCATCCATCTCCCGGGACAAACCGTTACGACCAAGGACGGAAAGATCGTTTACTTCTCTACCTCCGTCGCCTACGAAGTCAACGATGCCGTTGCTCATTACTGCAACGTCAACTCCTTCCGAGAAAGCACTATCACTCTTGCTATGCGCCATTTGTCCGCGCGTGTTCGCAAGCTAACTTATGACGAGATCGTCGCGGACCAACAAAAACTAGAAGATAGCTTATCCAATACCCTGACCACTCGTCTTAAGAAGTGGGGCACCACAGTTACCGATGTTGGGTTCATGGACTTTGCCGAAGTCAAACAGCGTATTCGTCTGTTCGGTGATGATGATATCTTCAAGCACATTGAGGCATAATAGTGAACAATAATACACCCAAGGTGCTGTTCCTTGATATCGAAACAAGTCCCCTGACCGGGTACGCGTGGGGATATTACGAGCAGAATATTCTGAAAATTCTCGAACACTGCAAGATTTTGTCCATCGGATATAAGTGGCAGGGGCAGAAACAGACGACCGTGGTGGGGCTTCCCGACTTTCCCGGTTATAAAGCTGGGATAGTAGATGACAAAAGGCTCGTGAAGTTCATCTTCGGATTGCTTGATGAAGCTGATGTTATCATCGCCCATCACGGTGACGCCTTCGATATCAAGAAGATCAACGCTCGCTTCGCTTTCTATGGTCTAGGTGCTCCATCATTCTACAAGACCATCGACACCCGTAAGGTCGCCTACAAGTACTTCCGCTTCGATAGCAACAAGCTGGATGAACTCGGTGGTTATCTCGGAGAAGGCCACAAGATCGTCCACAAGGGTTTTGCCATGTGGGTCGGCTGTATGGCAGGCGACATGAAGGCATGGTCTGATATGAAGCGGTACAACGCACAGGACGTTGATCTGCTAGAGCGTGTCTATCTCAGGCTCCGGCCTTTCATGACGGACCACCCTAACCTGAATATCTTAGCCAATCAACATGGGTTGACTTGTCCGACATGCCTGAGTGACAACATTACTAAGCGTGGATACGCCATCACGCGAGCAGGTAAGAAACAGCGGTTCCAGTGTGGTGACTGTGG